ATAGCCATAAAGTGTTCTTTTTTAAGTTGCGGTTTGTTATTTGATAATCAAGAAAAACCACCCCGCCATTTCTGACGGGATGGAAGTTATGACTACCAACTGAAAAAATTAGTCAGAAAGCAAGCAGATATGCTCTGGCTTGAGAACTTTAGCACCCCACAGAACACCGATTTCGTAGTGAACCATGCGATAGCCGGGATAGACAGCAAGTTCAAAGCTCAGTCCGCTGCGTGGGTCAGTTACGACTTCGCGCATCAAAGCAAGATCGTTGCCGCCAAGTGGAACTTCTGGCAAGCGTGTTGCAAGGATAATTGCGTTGCGGCTGAATGCAGCGTTTGCATCTTGCGCGCTGAGAACCGTCACAGCATCGTTGTTGGCGATTGCTTTGATAAGTCCAGGTGCTGCGATTGTGATGTCGCCATCTCCGTCACCTGCGAATCCGCTGGTTACGGTGTAAGTGTTGCCACCGATGGTTACAAGCGAACCAGTTGGGATCGTGCCAGTGCCTGTGTCAACGTGTATCAAAGTTGCGCCAACTGCATAACCAGCTACGTTGTCAACAAGGTAGTTTGCACCTGTGGCAGTGGCAGTCAATCCGATTTGAGCGGATTCGCGAACGCCGAAGCCCATAAGGTTGCCAAGAACGCCTTGACGAAGCAAGCCGTTGTCTCCAGCACTATCGACGCTGTTGAGTTGAGTCAATCCGCGCATTGCAGCAGAAGCCGTGGTATTGAGAACCATATGACGGTCGCTAAGTGGTGCGCCGCGATCATCCAAGAACTTCTTGGCAAAGGCAGCATCTTTCAATGTTGCACTGAACAAAGTCGTTGCGTTAGGTGTGATTGCACCCGATGCACCAAGTGCGGCAGCGTCAGCGAGGTCGTTTTCGATCTCATTAACGGCAGCGCGGATGGCTTGGGCGATTTGATCCTGAGCAACCGACAAAGTGCCAGCTCCTTGATTGACGGCGTATTGCTCCTCAGCACTCCAAGAGAATGGGAAAGCGCGAGCCTTGGTGATTGTGATGTTTTCGTTGCCTACGGTTTGATCTGCGATTGCAGGAAAAGCCATGGCAGCGGTGATGTCCTTGCCTGCTGTATTTGCAGCAGTTTTGAACGAACGGAGATTTTGACCAACAGCAACGCGATCAGCCGAAGCGTCACGGGTTACGGATGGGATGAATCCGACAAGCTCACGGGAAACTACATCGAGTGCAGAATAAGCGTCAGCTACTAAGTTAGTAAGTGTGTTTGACATGTGTTTGAGTTAGTTGATGATTTTGCCGCCAGTTTTGACGAAGTTCATGCGATCGGCAGGCGTGAGCGCGTTGAACTCTTGGAGAGTTTTGTTTTTTGAATTTATAGAACCGTCATCCACGTTCTCCAATGGAGGAACGCCAGAAGATGCGAGGATTTCAGCGGCTTTAGATGCTGCCGATGCTTTAACTACTTCGATCTCAGAAGCGAGAGCGTCACGCTCGGTTTGTGCTTTAATCAAAGCTTCACTTGCTGCGTCATGCTCAGCGGTCAATGTTGAATAGCTGTTTTTGGCTTCGGTCAATTCGCTGATTGCGTTTGCAAGGTCGCTTTGAGCCTCCACCAGTTGTGCCGAAATTTCGGTGATCTGATTTTCAGCATCAGCAAGCGATGTTTCTAATCCGCTCACTTTTTCCACAAGGGCGGCGTCTGGTTTGAATTTATCGAGAATGCTCATCGTTTTTGTTTTCGTGTCAAAAATTTCGTCGGCAAATCCCATTTCGATTGCGTCACTTGCCTTGATCCAAGTTTCAGCGAGCATCATTTTTCTGATGTCGTCTTTATCTTTGCCCGTGCGCTCTGCGTAAATTGCCGCAATGTCATCGCTGATTTCATCCAGCATGTCGGCAGTTTTGCGGAGTTGCTCAGCGTTTCCATGCTGCCCCGCGCTAGCGTCATGAATCATGATTCTACCATTGCTTGCGATCTGAATGCGGTCTGCCGCCATAGCAATAACGGAAGCCATAGATGCCGCCATTGTGTTGATCTTTGCCGTGACCTTCACGCCCCGCGCCGATAGTTCGCGCATGGAGTTGTAAATGCGATAGCCGTCAAATACGCTCCCGCCTGCGCTGTGGATCTCTATTTCGAGAGTATCGACCGCGCCATCTGATGATGCTGTGACTTCTCCGAAGGAATAGCACGCATCAACTGCCGCCATACCATAAACCTTGTCGATCTGCTCGATAACTTCGTCCACGCTTAATTTGTGGACGCTATCGTTTAGTTTGACCTTTGCTGCTTTGTTTTCAATCTGGATCATATTGTTTGTTTCTAGTTGTTTTTGTTTTGAGTTTGCCCACGATTGACCAGCATCGCCGCCCCATAATGCCCATGCGATTCGTCCTGCTGATGGGTAGCCTTGCTCGCCTTGTCGAAATCCTTCAGCCTTTTTATCAACTTCATGCCGCGCAAAATAGGAAACCATGCGCCCGATCGTGTTGGCAGATAGCGTTGCTCGGTTGCTGATGTCGCGAGCGCGTGCAACTCCGATCTCAGTGCCGCCGCGCCCGTATTCACGGCGCCATTCAAGACCGCGCTTGGCTTCGGCTGCCATCTCCTCAGTTGGTTGCAGGTTGATTGCCATCTGGTTGTGCTGTTTCGTTAGGGGTTAGCATCGCCATTTCGCGATCTTCAATTTGAATGCCGTCTGGCAACGCGCTGTTTGCGTTTGCGACTTTGACCTTTTGCATGACAAGGTAATTGATCCGCTCGTCAATGTGATCTTCGGGAGTTTTGCCAAGGTAGCCGAGAACGTCATTAGGATTCAAAAATCCCGCTTTCCACATCTCGATCAATTCTTTACTGACACGCCCATCATCAATGGTGATCTTTTTCGGGTAGCTGAATTTCCAGCGATACCACTGATCATTTGCTGGCAAATCACCGCGCTTCATGAACTTGGCAACTGCATAGCCAACCATGCGCTTAGCTGCGTATTCCAGTAAATCCTGACGATCTTCGACTGCACGTTGTGCGCGTCCAAGGTCAGCTCGCTCTGCCGTCCCTTGACCCGTCGCGTGCCAAATCATCGAATATGGCCAGTTCATGCCGGCAAGCGTCTTGCGGTAGATTCGATTCTGGAATGACTCCCACATGTCACCAGGGCGATCGTTCTTGATCGTTTCCAGCTTGCCGCCTGACTTTGCAGCAAAGTATCTGACCTGTCCTCCTTGGTATGACTCCTGAATGATTCCCTTTTCGCCGCAAGATGATGGTGAGCCATTTAGCACGTTCATCGGGTCATCTGGATCTGGTAATCCTGTGTCGTTGTATTCGATAAGCCCAATGCTGGAAAGCATTAGCTGCGCGTGACGTTCCCAATCGTGAGATTGCAAAGCATCGCGAAGGTCGTTGAGTTCGTGCGTTGCTGCTGGTAATCCGCGCCCCTGCTCCTGGAAACTCGGATCGTAAAGGTGGATGCAATCGCGAGCTGATAGGTATTGAATCAGCTTCTGATCTTCATCGACATAGCAGAAAGCAACGGGTGATCCTTTGCTGTAAATAACGCCGTCCGTCAGCGTCAATCCTCGATAAGCTCCAGTTGTCAGCTTGCCATCGCGGAAGTCTTGCGGTGTTGAGATTCTGTGACTCGGAATGTGCTGAATCCTCGGATAGTCATCATCGGTTTTTGTAAGTAGTATAAATGCTTCGCCATCTCGATCAATCGCGCATGAAATTTGATACAAGCTCGTTTTGAAATCGTGCATCCCGCCTTTCACATCGCAGACGCCATACCATTCATCATTGATCTTTTCTTCTGCGAGCTTTTGCCATTCGGTGTCCTTGGCTTGCGATTGCGCTTGCCATGATCTGCCGACTGAATACATCGCCTTTTGTTGGATTGCTCCAATCAAAACGCCCTCATTGGTGTAAAGTCTGCGCGATGCCGAAACAAGTGTTTTACGATCCCACGAAGGAATCAAAGTGCCGATGTCTCGCATTTGCACTGGCTCCCATGGTCGCGCCGTTGTGTTGCGTTGCGCTCCTTTTGCAAATTTGTATGGCTCTCCGAATTGATTGACGATCATAGTTGAAATCCTCCGATGGCTTTAGGTGATGGGCGAATTCCGCGCTTAATAAAAGCAATTGCGGTATTTATAACCGTGATCCTTGTTGTTTCTGGTAAAGAAACCAGCACAGAATAAGAGATGCCGTTTTTCTGACTGTTTGTCAGAGTATTCCCGCCGCCTTTTGACAACATACCAGTGAGCGCAGCGGTTCGCGCCGCGATAAGTGATTGCAAAATGCTTGGGTCGTCTTGTGCTGCGTCATAATACGCTTTTATAAGACTAGCGGCGGAAGTGTCCATGCTTCTTGCCGTGTGTCAAAATTCACACCTCGATCTCTGCTTCTGGGCTGCCAATCAATCCCAACATTGATGCCAAGACTACCTGCATCGCTTCGCAGTCCACCGCGTGGTTATCATTGTGCCTCTTTTTCCATAATGCCGTTTTACCTTCTCCGCGCCTAACCTCCGCGTCGATCTGCCGCAAGTATTCGCTTCCTGCATCATCGGGGATTTCCCATTTCACGCCTTGCCCGGTTCTGAGCTGGTGTAAAGTGTCCTTGATTGCCAAGTTGGAGAAGAAGCAAACCATGGTTTTTGCGCCGTTCGATCCTTGGACAGTTTGAAAACGACTGTATGATTTTTGAATCATCTTTCCAGATTGCGTTCGGTGCGGGTAGTTGTCTCGCTGGTCGCCGCGCAATGCCAGCCACCCATATTGTGCGCACCGTTTGTAAACCTCATCCTTTTGATATCCGCAGTCGATGACGGTTTTTCGACTTTCAACTTTGTATTGCTCTTGTATCTGCTTCACCCGATCCCATGTGTCGATTTTTCCATACCACAGCATCCGAGAATCTCCGTTGCTAGTCCATGACCTAACACATGCCCAGAAGTGATCTTGTTGGCGGTCGATTGTCATAAACCTGACATGCTCATCCTCCCATGGCTCGCCATCTGCAAAATCATTCACAGAATAGCCGCCGCCAGTCAGCTCTGGTCGCTCATCCTCTTTTTGATCGTTCCAGAAATCCGCCAATCGTTTCTGGATGAATGATTTCAGCAACTCCAGATTGCCTCGTTTGACTTCTCGCATGGCAATGATTCGCTCATAAACCAAGCGAGAAAGCGGAATCGTCCAGTTTTCCAACATGCAGAAGCGATACCCGTGCGATCCGTCCATGCCGCTCGTTGTTTGCTTGTAATATGCCCCTGTTGAAAGTGACCGCCGCAAAACTGGATCTTCGGTTATGATGAAATCGCATTCTTCATTCTCGCAAACCATGTGCGCCGTTTTGCTCGCCGCGATTGCGTCATCGAACTCATCAAAACGAACGTTTGACCATGAAAAAGTTTGCTCATGCTCGCATTTTGGGCATTTGAAAAAGCGTTCCCGTTGATTGGTCTGCGTCCACTTGCCGTGCCAGTCGTCACCGATAACGCCGCCTTGTGAAACCAAGATGAATTGACGATTCCATCGGTCGTGCAATCGCGCCTCTGCTTGCCTGACAATGCCAGCTTTCCATTCGTGGATCTCATCGCCAATGACTCTGCGCATGGATCTAGCTTGGGTGCCTGACATGTTCGCGCCCG